AACCATATTCCCCTGAAATAAATAATGAAAAACTTGTCAAAATTTATATATGAATTCTTTGTTACTTTCTGGTAGTAGCCGGTTTTTAAAGTGTTTGGGTGATGATATTCCGACTACCACCATTACATACATGTAGTATGTAATATATTTTTATTCAAACTTATCTAAATAATCAGGTCCATTATAATAATATGGTCTAGGAATAAACCATTCTCTTATGAAGTGTAATACCTTATGCTTCTTGTAAAAATTCTTCCAGTATCTCCTCTTTTCAAGCCAACGTAAATCATATTCATCTAATTCCTCTATTGATTGAGGATTCTTTGGAATATAATCTTCTCTAGGTTCACTTTTAACTTTCTCTACTTCTTCTTCATTACAACTATCATCCTCATCATCTCTCAGATGATTTAAATCTGGGAATACATACTCAGGTACCATATCTCTATAGAAACTTGACACCTGAAATAAATCTCTATCATAGATATCTTCAAACATAAATAATTTGTCCTTTCTTAAATCAAATACTTATTTATTTACATTACTAAGCTGTACAAAATAAAATTTAATTTTACATACCGTTTATTTCATTAAAGAAATCTAATGGTATATCATAAGAATCATCATCATCTACAAAATCAGAACTTCTTAAAATAGAATTATCTATTAATTTACTCTGATGTAATTTATATGTATCTTGTTGAGCTTGTTTAATAGCTTCAGCCATCATACTATCCCAATTTAAAATATCTTCAGATGCTTTTTCTTTTTCTTTTCTTTCTTTTAACTCATCTACTAAGACTTTATCTACAAGATTGTAAGTTTCTGGTTCAGGAACATACAAACCAGAATTGTCAAGGTCTTCATCTCTAGCGGCTTTACTGATTCCAAATGCTAGTAAGTTATTACCGTGGTAATATACATACAAAGCTATCAAGTATGACATAATGGAATCATCATGAACATTTTATCTATCACATCTCTGTGTAGCCAGACTATATCTTCATTATATATTCTATTACCGAATATATAATGCCTCCCGTTTCCATATATTTCTATATGTACTCTACTCGCTTCTTCTCTTATGTATTTCTCATAAGATATACTTTCGATAGTCGTTGAACCTTACTTATTTCTATAAGTCTTGGCTGCTGATTGTCTTTCTCTATTGAGTTAAGAGTTCCCAGCAATTAAAGAGGTTTATCCAGATCACCAACATTTAACCTGGACCGCTTTCAACTTTCCCCGAGGATTTCCTTACCAATCTACTTAAGTCTCTTATTATATTATGAGTTACAAATTTTTCTTTATACTCTGCAACATGTCTTGCGAGTATAGCCATCATATCTTCTCTTGATTGATTACTTGTATAAACACCATAGTATGATTTCATACTAGCATTCCTTTTAAGTATAGACTCTACAGTCTCATTAGATGTTAATTTATCTTTAACTAAGTCTAATGATTTATCAAAGTATAATCTAGATATCAATTCAGAATGATATAGATGGTCTATTATTCCATCACCTATTGAGTTTCTCTCTATGATTAAAACACATCTAGGGATTACTTTACATAATTCTTTTATTAATCTCTCATACATAGTTTCTCCTATATATGAAGATTCGAATTCTGCATCTGGTTCTAAAGTAAATGGATTAATAACGGTAATTGCATTATTATCACCACCAGTACCCGTAGAACAGTCAATACCTACTAGATATGGGGTATGAGGATTAAGTTTTCTATAAATATCAAACTTATAGTAATCCAGTAACCATAATTCATCAATAGGTTTCTTTTCAGAACTTACAATATATTCTATATCCTCTTGAGGGAATGGTGAAGAAGATGAACCATGTAGTCTTTGAAGAAGTATCTCTCTTCGTACAACTAAAGGGTTACCAATCTTTGCAGACATCTCTTGTAACCATTTATCAGTTTTACCTAATTGGATATAAGAATATTCTATATAAAAAATCTTATTACAATCAACACCTAAAGCTTCAAAGTATTTATTCACAGCTTCTTCATTCATGTCATATACTCGTTCAGTCCATGTTGCTGTCTTATCAAGTATTAACTGTGCTTCCATACCAGCTTGGGTGTCTAAGTCACCTAATTTTGTTAATCTATATATCTCTATATAGTTCAGACTATATCTTCTATTAATAATCTATTACCAATTAATAATAGCCTCCCGTTTCCATATAATTAATATATGTACTCTACTCGCTTCTTCATATAGATATTTCTTCTATATTATGCTTTCGATAGTCGTTGAACCTTACTCTTACGAGTCTTGGCTGCTGATTGTCCACTTCGGAGTTCCCAGCAATTAAAGAGGTTTTATACCCCCAGTGATAATTTAGGGGTGCATGTAAAAATTCGTGCATACATACCATTATTTCGTTTAGCATTTGCTGCCGCAGTCTCATATGTAGAAACTGAGTTAGAAATGATTGTACCAATATGGTTTGTAAACTCTGGCTCGTCAAAATCAATTTTGTTAATCTATATATCTCTATATAGTTCAGACTATATCTTCATTATATATTCTTTTACCAAATATAAAATGCCTCCCGTTTCCACTTCGTGTACTCTACTCATTTATTCTCTTATGTATTTCTCATAAGATATACTTTCGATAGTCGTTGAACCTTACTCTTTCGAGTCTTGGCTGCTGATTGTCCACTTCGGAGTTCCCAGCAATTAAAGAGGTTTGAATAGAGCTGTGTGACCGACTCTATTGGAGCTGTCATACCACGGGCTAGTGATAGACCACTCTCGTATGATGTTGCTTTTGCTTTTGTGATAATAGAGTTTCCATTTATTGGATTAGAAATCATAGTAGCGTTATCTTTACCTTTCTGTAAAGAACCATTTTCATCTACTACAGCATTACCTCTCATATATTCTGGTAATACTCTTATCTGATCACCTAATCTTTTTAGGTTTGCTTTAGCTTGATCTCCATCTTTATTAACAAAAATAAATTGTGAGTTTGTAGTTCCAAATTTATATGCCCATGTTAATAAAGCAACTGCTGATTCAGTTTTACCTTGCTCATTTTGTTAATCTATATATCTCTATATAGTTCAGACTATATCTTTATCTTATAATCCATTAGCAATTATAAGATACCTCCCGTTTCCATATATTTCTATATGTACTCTACTCGCTTCTTCATATAGATATTTCTTCTATACTATGCTTTCGATAGTCGTTGAACCTTACTCATATTATTAAGAGTCTTGGCTGCTGATTGTCTTTCTCTATTGAGTTAAGATATTCCAGCAATTAAAGAGGTTTTACATCTACATCACTGTAGAAGGAGGCAACATTTCGCCTCGGTAGGCAAAGCCATGAATCAATACCATGGAGTATACAATATGCTTGAGCAATATTTCCTCTATTAGCTTTATAAGCAACAGTAGAACCACCTTGTGTGCTAATCCTACAAATTTCTCTAAGATAGTACCAAGGGTTTCTTGCACATTCTGTAAGTACTCTACTAATCTGGTCTCTAGTAAGTGTGGTGTGACCATTCTTATCTACAGCGTGTGGGTCAATATTAATAAGGCTATAATCATATATATTTAGCATAAAATACCAATTCTTAATACCTAATTTTTTTAAATCACTCGCTACTTGTAGAAAAGATTTATTACCAGTTCCCAAATCATAGAACTTATCATTTATTTTAGCTATTCTACCCATTAAGAAAATCCTTTCTTTAATATAATTAGCTTTATAGTAAAGTGATTAGTATTAATTAATAACCGAAAAAACTTAACTATTAATATACTAAAAAATTTCAAGAAGGGAATTTTTCTAATATGGAAAATATAAAAGAAAATGTAACTGAAGTAACTAATGAAGAGGTAGTTCAGGAAGAACCAAAAAAAGCAGGTTTCAACCATAATGATTTTAAAAGTATTATGGAAATGATTAAGTCTATGGATGAGCAGCTTAAATATCTCAAAGATATGAGTGAAGGTCTTGTTAGAAATAATTATGGTCTTAAGACTTCAGTACTTGAAGATATTATCAAGTATGATAAGAAAGAGATAGAAACTATGGATAGAAATACTATGGTAGAATTTCTTTCTAAGTATGTAAATGATGAGAACACTCTTACAGATTTAAATGCATTAAGTGATGATGAAGTTAGAGAAGAGATGATGGAAGTTAAGAATTCATCATTAGTTCTTTTATCAGCAAAGTCTGGTGCAGATAAACTTAAAGAAGAGAGTAATACTATATTTACAGAGTATATGAATTATGTAACTTCTGATAAAGCAAAAGAGATTAAGAAAAAGAATTTAGAGAATCTTAAGCAATCTCTTGAATTAGAGAAAGATGCACATAAGAAGAGAGAAATGGAAGAAATGATTAGAGTAATGGAAAGCTCTATGAATTATGATTTCCTCTATGATAGATTCAGACAGCTTGGTGATAAAGAAGTCCAGAATATAAAAGAAGGATTCTTCAATGATAGAAGAGGAAGTTATATCATGGAGAGATTCTATAAGAAGATGAAGATGTTCGGATTCAAACAGGATTTATATACATACTTCCTTAATATAGAAGAAACTTTCTTAGATGAGAAGTATCACCCATTCAATAACTTATTCCTCTATATCTATGCAAGAATGATAGCATATTCAGACCCATATAATAAGAAAGATGTTATGTTTGTTAATGCTATTAATAGTGGATTAGCAAGTCTTATTTATCATAAGTTTGAGTCTACAGAACAGGAATTAAACTTTAAAGGAATTATCATGGGAATTGATGATTACTTTATGGGTGATAGAGAGTTCTTTGAAAAGAATAATACAACTTATGAAAAACACCCAGAAAGAATTGAATATGAGGCTGGTAAAGAAGATGCTCTTAAGAAATTCTATATAGAGAAACTTCATAGCTTAGATGTTACTGATTTTGATGAGTCATTACCATCAAAAGAATTAAAAGCTATATATGAAGAGAAGTATAATAGATTAGTATCTACTCAGGTAGAAGAATATGATAATGAGCAGAAAGCGAAAGAAGAAGCTGTAGAAGAAGTTGATACTCCAGTAGATGAAAATACTGAAGTTATGAAACCAGAAATAGTTGAGGTGAAGTTAAACGATGAAGAAAAGAGTGAAGAAGAAACTGTGGAATAGATTCTTTAGAGATATCCATAGAATACTAAGTAGCTTTAGTATAAGAAGATAAAAATAAAAAATAATTCTTGTGTAACATAATAGTAAGGTAAGTGCAATTCATTACCTGATTAAAGTAAGACATTAATAACTCCTGATAAGGTACCGTGACGAAATTTGGGTCGTCACGGTATATTCTTTCCCTTTTAGCACATTCAGTTAAACTAGACTAATATGAAAGGATTTAATAAATATGGCTTCATATTTTAAATCAGATGGAAAATATATTTATTTAGAAGCAGATTATGCAGAATTCTATTTACCAGAAGATTATTTTGATGAAACTGGTAAGTTTGCAGAAGATAAAGGTGATATGATAAGAACCTTAGGTATATTTACTGTAGGTATTTTTGAGAAAGATAAATTAAAAGAAATAAAAACTTTTAATGTACCTACATGGATAGAATTATATTCACCATCTACTGAAAGTAGAATTGTAAATATATCAAGAAATCCTAATGAAGTTAATGAGGTTAAATGTAAAGTAATTAACTATCAAAAAGGTGCAAAGATAATGAGTAGTTCTGTTATTCAGGATAGTAGTAATACTGAGGATTATATGAATCTTATTATCAAAGGTAAACTTCCTCAATGTATTCCATATAGTAGTATGATGGATTTATGGCAAAAAAATCTAAATCTTAATAATGTAGGATTTGGAGTAATGAATGTAATAGAAGAAATGATATTAGCTACTATGTGTAGAGATAGAAGAGACCCAAGTAAAAAATTCTGTCATGTAGTAACTACAGAACCATTAACAGATTATGATTATAAAATGAATAATGTACGACAGATATGTCAGTACACTTCTACATTTAATGCTCTTACATTTGAGGATATGGATTCTATGATTACAACGTCCCTTAATAGAACAAAAAATAAAGGTGTTGAAACACCTTCTCCTGTTGAAGTTATACTGAAACAGTAGTGTTTCCTAGGCATAGGGCATTCAAACATTAAAATAAATCTATAGAGTTTTATAATGAAATAAACTCTAATATTTCAAATTAAGGAGAAATTGAACATGGCACAAACAATACAGATTGTTCCTCGTTTTTCATTTCCGCATATAGAAAGTTATGTGAATGACTACACACAGGTAGCAAATGACGAACAAGTCAATGCTGTTGATGTCTCAGTCATTGAAGCATACGCTGTTAGAGCTCCTAAGGGTGTTGATAATAGATGGATTAGAAAAACAAATAAGGCTGATGCCATTAAGACATTTGGTGATTCAAATTTTAAGAAATATGGTCAGCCATTAATGCAGGCATTAAATGTACTTGATCATAATAACTCAGCTGTATGGATGATGAGAGTCATGCCAGAGAATGCAGCTTATTCTAATGCAATAGTTTCAATTCTTTATAAAGCAGATACTGCAGCTGATACTCCAAAGGCTAGTGATAGAAAGTTTAGAATTAAGCTCGTTGCTAAGAGTAAAGAAAATATATCAACTGCTAAAGCACTCGCTACAGCAGCTAAGGGTACAGAATTCACATATGCAGATGCAGAGACATATAAGCAGCTTCCATTACTTACAGTAAGATATTCAGGAAGAGGTGATTGTGGTAACTTCTACTCATTGAGAATTTCTCAGGCTCTTACATATGAAAAAGAATATGGTATTAAGATGTACAACTTCGAAGTACTTACATCAGAGAAAGGTCTTGTAAAAGATGCTAACTATGTAGGTGCATTAGTTTCTTCTATGAAGTATACTTCAGAAGGTTCTACTCTCATTGATGACGTAATAGATGAAGTTGACATTGATAAGACACCAGTAATCGTAAGATGTAATGATGAGACAGTTCAGGCAGTATATGATGAATACGTTAAGTTCATTAAGCAGCAGAATATTGACCTTAAGGCTCAGTATCAGACTGATCTTACTACATACAATATACCAGCAGACCAGTTGAATGGTTCACAGCCAGTTGCTACAGAGCATAAAGAGAATTATGCTAAGCTTATGCAGTTAAGCGAGCTTATAGCAGCTACTGATGTAGACAACATTCCTGATGTTGATATGTTTGACCCAATTTATGGTAGACCAGTTGAAGCAACTGGAGAACACTTACCATGTGTATATTATCCAAAGAAGCTTACAGCAGATGTTAATACATCAGCTCCAGGTTACAATTCTAAGGATTATACAAACAGCACAGACCTTGTTACATTTGACTCTATAAAGGGTCTTGTTCTTAAGAACGGTAACAATGGTTACTTTGATACTCCTAGAACAGTTCAGGATGATGGAGGACATTCAACAACTTGGACACTTGAGCAGGAGTATGAAGATGCATTGTTGAAAGCATACAATGGTACTCATGATAGAAAAATTCTTTCTCCTAAGAGAATACCTGTATCTGCATTCTTTGATGCAAACTATCCATATACAGTAAAAAATATGATAGTTGATCTTGCTAAGACAAGAAATGATTGTAGAGTTTATCTTGATACTGGTATTATACCAAGTTTCTCTAACTCTGTTGTTAAAGGTCTTATCAAGAATTATACAGTATTTGATAGCCATATGGTATCTGTAGATGTACAGAACTATGAGGTTAGAGAGTACAGCACAAATAAGAAATGTAATGTAACTACATCATACTTCACATCAGGTGAGTATGTTGATCATATAACAGAGAATGGAATGCATATTCCATTTGTTAGAGGTAATTGTACTCTTACAGGACATATCAAGGATAGCTTACAGCCAATCGTTGAGGAGTACGATAATGACCTTAAAGAGAGATTGTACAATAACAGATTAAATTACTTCGAGTGTATCGGAGAGAATTTATTCTATAGAGCAGTACAGAACACAACACAGAAAGCAGAAACTGACTTGCTTGAAGAGTCTGATTCTACTATCCTTTATACATTGAAGAGATTAGTAGAAAGAGATACTGAGAGTCAGATTTATAACTTCTCTGATGAAACTGTAAGAAAGGATTTCGTTGCAGTAGAGAAAGCTAAATATGCTTCATGGATTGGTTCAATAGTTCAGTCTCTTGAGTTCAATTTCGCAACTTCAGAATATGAATTTAACCATTCAATTCTTCATCTTTATTTAGCAGTAGTATTCAGAGGACTTACAAAGAAGGTTATTATTGAGATTGATATCAATAAGCGTCAGTATGTTGCTCCAGCTGAATCAGCAAATGAATAAATAGAAAGGAAATTGGATTAGATGGGAAATACAATACAAAGCGGTATTAAATCGCATACAAATAATAACCTAACCAATTATGCTCTTTTCTTAGGTGGTACAAACGTAATTAACGAAGTTTTAAGATGTTATGACCCTCTTAAGACAGGTTATGGTCGTTTGTTCATGGTAAGAAAACCAGCATTTTTATTGGATCCTCAAACAGGTATACCTCAGCAGTTCAATAAGTTTAAGCATATCGTAGAATATGGTAATACTGAAATTACTGGACTTAATGACGTATCAGTTGAGTTTGGTTCTATTACTGGTGGTTATGTTGGTAAGTCTTTTGAGATTCCAACATTTGCTCAGGATAGTACAACAAGCTTTACTGTTACAGTATATGAGTTCTCAGGTTCTCCTGTAAGAGAAGTACTTCATACATGGATCAATGGTACTACAGACTTGATGACAGGTCTTTCACATTATAATGGTTCAAGTCTTGAGAAGCTTCAGGCTAATCAGACAGCAGAGTTTATTTATTGCTCTACAGATGTTACTGGTGAGAATATTGAGTACGCATGTTTGTTTGCTAACTGCTTCCCAGGTGGATTGAATATCGACGTATTCAACCAGCAGGGTGCACAGCACGAAGTTGTTACTACTCAGATTGATTTCCATTGTACAAAGTATGAGTCAATTCAGATAAACAAGATGGCTAAGGTACTTTTGGATAAGTATAAGATAGTAGCTAACTCTCTTAACTTCTATAGTGGATTTAATGCTTCAGACTTCAATGAGGCTCTTCATTATGATATTAAGAGTGGTAAGATGGTATCTGGTATGGGTAATTCATCTGTACTTAATAGACCACAGAGTATCAACTCTTGGAACTAATTAAATAAAAAAAGAGAAGGTAGAAATTAATCTACCTTCTCTAGTATTTTTTTTATCTTCTTTTCTTTTTAGCTAGATTGGAGAAATATCCACCCTTATTGATTAATTCATCATAAGTACCTTGTTCTACTATATTTCCTTTATCTATATAAAATATAGTATCTACATTCTTTATAGTTGATAGTCTATGTGCTACTATTAAAACCATAACATCATTTCCTATATTATCAATAGCTTTCTGTACTTCTGACTCAGCTTTATTATCTAATGCTGATGTAGCTTCATCAAATATTATAAGTTGCGGTTTTCTTATAAATGCTCTAGCTATAGTAATCCTCTGTCTTTGTCCACCAGATAATTTCATACCATTCTCACCTATTATAGTATCAATATTATCTGATAAAGATTGTATAAATTCTTTTAGATTAGCTTTATCAATAGCTTCCCAGACATCTTCATCAGTCACATTAGTACATCCATATGTAATATTATCTCTAATACTACCATTAAACACTAATCCATTTTGTGATACAACACCAATTCGCTGTCTGTACATAATTTGATTCACATAATCCATATCAACGTTATTTACTCGAATGACACCAGAAGAAACTTTTCTAATACCATTGACTAAAGATAATATAGTTGATTTACCACAACCAGAGTATCCTACAAAAGCATACTTTTTACCTTTGATAAGTCTACAAGATACGTTATTTAATATATTTTCCCTACCATATGAAAAACTTACATTATCTAACTCTATTGTGTTAATATATTCCATATCAATACTACCATTAGCTTCATATGGTATTTCTAACATTTCTATCACCATATCAAGTGTACTCATTGTCCTTGTATTTCTAGCAAATTCTTTAAGGATACCATTTATACTTTTAACAGTATCTTTAGCATAACTATGAATAAGAGTAAATGTTCCAATACTTATTCTTCCTAAACTAACCAAGTATGCACCACCAATATCTATTATGGTTCTAGATATGATTACTACAATATTCATTAGTTCGTGTAATGTATTGACTTCACTAAATACCTTACTTTTATTATCTGCATCTGTTTTAAACTTATTAACGACATCTACGATAATATTATCAGCATTTCCATGACTTTTCGTAAATGGTGCCATATTAAAAGTATTTGATACCGTACTTAATAATGCTTTAAAAGTTTTATTTCTTTTGATTATTAGATTATTAAGAGAACGACCTAGTATATTTTGTATTAATACGAATAACGGTACTATACAAATAACTATTAAACCTAGTACAATATGTATCTTTGTTAGTATAACTACTGATATTATTATATTAGTAACATTATACAGTATAGTTGGTATTGCATTAACAAATATATCAAATATTATATTTATTACACTATCAATATTCTGATGTACTGTTCCAGCGTCATGATTTTCACTAAAGTCTATGGGGGTCTTCAATACAACAGACATTATTCTTTTCTGCAATTGTACCTTCATTACACTTTCTTTTTTACATAAGAATTTGTAATAAATCATACTTATAAATGCAAATAATAATACTACAATTGTCTGAATACCATATACTTTTAGCACCTCATTAAATGACTTACCACCTACTAATGCAGATACTGCTAATGCAAATACAATATTTCTCACAGTATCAGAAAAACTATCAACTAAGCTAAATATATAAATTATAAATAAGCTTAATCTACTTCCCTTTGTGCAACTCCATAGAAATTTAATTCTATCCTTCATTCCATATTTCATCTTTTAAATCTCCTTTCCTATTATGGAACATAGTCTATATGGTTACATGTCTCATATAGCTATAAAAATAATATATAAACTCTATGAAAACCCTATCTAAAAACAAAGATTTAAACTATTAATATGAAAGGTGAAATTGAAATGATTAGTGTATCATTTGTAAATAATACAATACAGCCTATCAAGGTTAATGATAGTCTAATTGATATATACAATACAATTCAAGAGAGTAATAACGTCATTGATTCATTAGTCAAAGACTGCATTACTATTAGTGAAGATGTAATGTTCAACGAGGCTGTTGGTTTACCTGCACTAGATGAAGAGGCACAAGCCAAGAAAAGATCTGGTGTATTTGAGAAGATTGGCGAAGCCATATTAATCATATTTAAAAAGATTCAAGAATTTATAGATAGAGTTATTAGAACTATTAAAGATTTAATATACAGATTATCTCCAGTTGAAAAGAAACTTGATATGATTAAAAAAGAAAATCCAGAATTGGCAAATAAAGTATTAGCTGAGATTGATGCTGGAAATATATCAATGATGGATTTGAAGAATCTTAATGAAGTTGATAAGATGTATAATGAAATTCTTGAGGCTGCTAAGAAAAAAGAAGTTGATCCAAAAACTTTATCAGGTAAAATAGAAATATTTAAATCTAAATTTGATGCCTTATTTGACGAAGATAATAAAACTGTTAAAAAACTCAAAGCTGCGTCAGCTATTATAACTGCAGCAACTGCTATTATATTCATAAAGTCAAATCTAGATAAAGCTATTAAAGCTGATTATGATGCTAAAAAAGTATCTGCAGAATGGTTTGATAAAGCTAGACAGACTGTTAAGGATATGGAGAGAACTGGATATCGTACAGCATTAAATCCTAATGAATTAACAAAAGCTCAGATGGTATCAAATATCAATAATTATGCACAAGGTAATTTTGGTAAGATAATTACTAAGAATGGTACTTTCATGAAAACATTAAATGTAGTTATGACAAAGGTATTGCAGGTAACGCAGCAAGATACTGATGCAAAAGAGTTCATAAAAGTAATTCATAGATTAAATAAAGAGAAACCATAATTTATTGAAAGGAAGTTTAAACATGGCTAAAAAAGAAACAAAGAAACCTCAGGATACATCAGTTACTGAAGTAACTGAGGAAGTTGTTGAAACACCAGTAGAAGAAGAAGTTGAAGAGGTTACAGAACCTGTTGCTGAACCAGAAGTTGTAGAAGAGACTCCAGTAGAAGCTCCTGTTGAAGGAGTTGATAAGGAATCTGTTACAGAAGAAGAATATCTGATGGTAGGATATGAGGATTATACTGGTAAATTTACACCAGATGTAGA